GTTTTATTGATGATACTGCGAAGAACGCCGCGGATATTGCCCGGATGATTCTTACCTCTACTGAGTTTATGGCTAATGCGCCGGAAGGCGATTTTGACCGCTCATTCTCTGATGGCGTTCTCGAAGATATCGCCGCCCAGCTTCGAAAAGGAGGCAACCAGTGAGCAAGATTGACTATCAGGCACTGCGTGAGGCGGCGGAACGTGCAATTCCAGCAATGGAACGCCTGTTAATGTTGCCAGCTGATGATGATTTGTTAAGTGAACAGGAACTTAAAGATTACGGTGTGGATATTGATGCGCTCAACGCCTTCAAATTTCTGGCCGGACCAGAAACCGTGCTGGCACTACTGGATGAACGGGAAAGAAACCAGCAATACATCAAACGCCGCGACCAGGAGAACGAGGATATTGCGCTAACGGTAGGGAAGCTGCGCGTTGAGCTTGAAGCAGCAAAATCAAAACTCAACGAGCAGCGTGAATATTACGAGGGAGTAATAGCGGATGGAAGTAAGCGCATAGCAGAACTGGAAAAACAATGCGCCGAATGGGAGCGAAAAGCATTAAGCAACTTTGAAGAGTGTGCTGCGATGGCTGAACGTATCGAAGAGTTGCAGACAAAATCTGCACCAGATTCGTTTGGCATCATCGGTGAAAATATTCGAACACAGGATAATCGAATAACGTCAGACCCTATGTTTTGTGTGTATCAAAAGCGCGAAATCGTTGTTGATGCTGATTATGACTATGACCGGATTGTCTGGGTTGATGAAGATGGCAATGAAGCCAATAAACGCCAAAGTCGTCGTCTCGAACTACTTCACGAAAACTTTCGAGAGCCACCAGAAAAATGGCGGCGCGTTGCTGTGAAAGATATTGATGAATTCGTTACCTGCTGTTTCACCGAACAGGGTTGTAAAGACTACCTGGCAGTCAATGGTCACAATCTTCGCTTGCCATTTATATATGTAAATGGCGGTTTCAGGAACGCTGAATATATCGGCATAAGAAACTGGCTTGCTGGCATTCGCATCAAAGGAGAGTGATATGGCGTTAACACACCGCGAACTCTGTCAGATTGCGTACAAGTTCCTTAAGCGCAACGGGTTCAAGGTTTGTTTTCATGACCGCTTTATAGCTGTAACCAGTACCGGAGAACAGCCAGATGCTATGGGATTCAGAAATTCAGCATCATGCCTGATAGAGGCGAAATGTTCTCGTGCTGACTTGTTGGCAGATAGAAAAAAGCGTTTCCGTAAAAATCCCTCACTTGGCATGGGCGACTGGCGATTCTTTATTAGTGAGCCGGGAATTATTTCAGTTGAGGATTTACCACCTGGCTGGGGATTACTTCACGTTGTTAACGGAAGAGTACGGAAAGTACATGGGTGGCCCAAGGGTAATTGCTGTTGGGGTAATCCTGACGATAAGCCATTTACTGGAAATAAGCAGGTTGAATGCGATTACATGTTGTCTGCATTAAGGCGCATGGAGTTGAGAGGGCACCTTAATGAAATATATGACGGTGTAATTGTTAATAAGAAAGAAGGAAACGCGGCATGACCACTATTACCAGAGAGCAGTTAATAGCTCACGCAGAGGAGACTATTGAAGCACAGAGACTGTGTATACCGGGCACAATCGACCATGACATCATCCGCACATATAAGATGGATATTGCTGTTCTGGAAATCGCACTGGCATCGCTGGCAGCAGAGCCAGCCGGTAAATTGCATGAATACAAACCAGTGGGACATCAGCGTCTGGTCGACGAGTTAACCATGCTGGTAAAGCAGTTAACCTGGCAACTGAGGAAAACGAAGCCGGACTGTAAATTGCCGGGTAAGGCGATGGACTACCTGAAGCGAAACGGACTGATAAGCGCAGAGGATGTTTTACGATGACCTGGCCTGAAGCATTCACCACGGTAGGAATTGTGATGGCGGCAGCACTGGGTTTGTATTCAATTTGTCGCTGGTGGTAACGATGGGAAAAATAACTTTTGTAGTCGAATTTGAGGATGGTAAAGAGCCACCTGTTAGCGCCAATCTTGATGTTGCCGGTGGCAGGCTTGTTTCGGTTCTATTTGGTGACTACCGAGATGATTTCTTCCAACCAGAAGAAGTTGATGTAGTGCGAGAAGCATTAAACGAGCTAAGTGTTGATAACGATGATGCTCATGCGGAAATCATCAAAAAAATGGAACTGCTAACTCACTAAATTATCAATTATGGTTCTATCACCTACGACACAGAGAGAAGTTTTATAATGTCAAAAGTAAATGTTTTGATTTTTTCAGTAATTGTAGGTTTTGGTTTTTCTGCTGGAGTGCATATTTATATTACGTGGGGAAAAATCATCAACTACGTATGGAGTTGTTTTATTAAGTGGGGTAAGTATGTGGAGAGGTAATAGTCATGGAAAAAGCCAGATGATACTTACCGAATATCAGCTCGACCACAAAACCAATAAATCACGTTCAGTATATTTGCTTCGCCACAATAGCCGCGTAAGGAATACCGTACTGGAGCAAAATCTGACCGTTGAAATGGATAATTACGGGGGCTTCAAGCCAACAATATCGCTTGATGATTTTCCTCGTGGTTTAAGCGAAAGAGAAGCAATGCTGAAATTAGCAGAATGGCTACAAAGATTAAGCATTGCTATTGAAGATAACTGGTCTGAACCTTAAATTTATATGATGACACTAAAACATTTTCTTGACCGCCCATTATGGGCGGCAGCCGCAGGCTATGACTTTAATTATATGGATTGCATGTCTTATACTGCCAATGCATACGACCATTCGTTCAGCCTGCTGTTTAATTCTTTAAGAATATTGCCGCAAACAGAAGTTGGAGAGCTTCATTTATGGCTATTGGGCTTTATCGCGGCTGGAGTTGGTATTGCTGTATGGCCTTTTATTTTCTGGCTGGTGGCTGTTGTAGTGTGGTTTAAGTGCAAGACGTACCGGAAAAAGTATTTCTTAGGTGATGGAATGACTGATATTGCCAAAATGAACATTGAAAAATGGACTAAGGAATGTGAAAAGAAATGGCGCAAAAAGAAATGACTACTCTAACGACAGCATACTTACAGCAATTGGTATTTTTTGCAGGCGAGGCTACTTGTCATCCTGACGCAAACTATTTATTGGAATTTGAGAGGTTAGCGTCACCCGGTATCGTTCTGGAACTGGCCCAACAGGTGCTGGCCTTAAGACAAAAAGAGCAACATGAAAGTAATACGTGTAGATTGAATTTTGAGCAGTGGCTGGAACAGCAACGCGGAAAAATCGATGTGGACTGTGGTTGTGTGTCTACTGAAACATTCATGCACTGGCTGCGGGTAGCTTACGAGGCTGGCAACTATCCGGATATTCCGGATAGTTCGGTGCCAGCGCCAGGAAAGGGCGTCACCGGTGAACGTATCCGCATTAAGCCGCATGTTTATCGCGAACTGGTTAACCGTCTCCACGATACAGCGATCAAGTGTGCAGGCACCCGGCAATTACGAGAAAGAATTAGCCGTGTTTTGGGCGACGTTATTACGCCAGATCATCATAAACAAGCCGAGAAAAGTGACCTGGAAAGGTGTCACCTTGAGGCGGCATTAAACATTAAGCCGGGGCATACGCTTGGCATTATCGATGCTCTGTTGGTTCATAAGATGGCCAGGGCTTTATTGCCGCTGGTGGCTGAAAAGCATGAGGCGGACCATGCCAACGAAAGCTGAGTTACAGGCGCGCATAGAGATTCTTGAAAAAGAGAATGCGAGTCTAAAAGGAATGCTGGCACGGGCGGAAAGGGAATTATCAGGCAAATTCTTGCCAGAAGAACTGCCACCAGCAGATATACCAGATCGAGTGTCCCGGTGGATGAAGTCTTTTGGTTTACCGTGGGAGGCTTTTTGGTGCTACGAGCATCGCAGATGGTGTGATGAACTTGATAGCAGTTTCCCCTACTTTGCGGAAGGGAACACCTGCCCTGAGTGTAGGAGGTAGCGCGATGTTTCGTCCTCGTCCAATACCGCCGAAAATAACTAATGGCTATCAGCCGAATACTCCAGAAATACAGGGGAGCGAGGGGCTTAAACCACCACCAGCACCACGTATTCCGCCTGTAGCAAGGAACGTATCATTACGACGAGAGTTAATATTAGCCTTGTCGCCCGTTCTGGCTGCCCGCCAGGATTGGGTAAGTAATGATGACCTGGCAGAAAAAATCACATCGCTGGTGGATAAAATTCTGCAGATTGGCAATGAGATTACGCTGATCCATTGGTGATGAATAGTAGCAAAGCGCACAAAATCATCTGCGGTGGTTGGTGTACATAACGAGTTTGCACCAAAGGTGTCTCTTTAATGTATACTGTATAAATGAACAGTATTATTGAGGTGAAAACGCTATGGGCTTCCCTTCTCCTGCGGCGGATTATGTTGAAAGCAGAATTTCTCTTGATCAGCAACTAATCAGGCATCCATCAGCGACCTACTTCATGCGGGCGGCAGACAGCCATCACCGTGAGGGAATATTGCAGGGTGCTTTGCTGGTGGTTGATTCCTCGCTTACTCCGGTTGATGGTTCGCTGCTTGTCTGCGCTATGGAGGGTGAATATCGCATAAAGAGATACCGAAAGTATCCGCGCCAGCACCTGGAGGATTTAAGCACCGGGAAGAAAGAGGCGTTACCAGTAGATGACGATGGATACACGGGCAGTAATGCTGTTTTTGGTGTGATCACCCACATTATCAATGACGCCAGGGGCGGTGAATTTGATGATAGTCCTGCTATATGATTTGTTTTCAGAGAAACCATAGAGAGGCATGACTGGATCTATATCGCCCTGGCCATTTAAATGATTACTCCCATTAGACGCGGTTACTCACTTGAAGATAAGATGAGGTTATAATTCTCTTTTTAGGTACGCGAATGAGTTCGTCTGCTTTTGTCACTGTTGTCACTGGAGTAAGCGTTTTTGTCCTAGGTCGACTCATCATCAAGGGGGTTGAGTCTTACATTTCATTCAAGGAACAGTTGGGGGAAATATCGCATCTGTTATTGTCTAACCAAGCAAAGCTATCGAATCCCCGCTCTGACTTAAAACAAGAAATCATCCATGATTTGAAAGATGCGGCAGCACAGTTACGGGTGAAGTACGAACTATTACCTTTCTATATCAAAATGTTACACATCGGTTTTCGCCTTGTTCCATCAGAAACTGAAATTCGTAAAGCGGCGCAAGAATTGAATCTGATAGCCTCGATACATGACGGTAAAACCGGAGAGCTGCCATATGAGCACATAGCCAAGATTGGATTACTGCTCAGAATTCCAACCACTTATTCTGCTTAATCCCAGCAATTGCAAGACTGCATCTCGAGGATTTAAGGCACCAAGAAGTGGTATTCAGCATCATTAAAACCTATAATTGCGTACACATAACGAGCACACGAGGTGTTTATGCAATCCATTAACTTCCGTACCGCGCGCGGCAACCTTTCTGAAGTGCTCAACAATGTTGAAGCCGGGGAAGAGGTTGAAATCACCCGCAGAGGCCGTGAGCCAGCAGTAATTGTTAGCAAGGCTACTTTTGAAGCCTACAAAAAAGCGGCGCTGGATGCCGAATTTGCATCCCTGTTTGACACCCTGGACTCCACCAACAAGGAACTGGTTAACCGATAATGAGGCATATATCACCGGAAGAACTTATTGCGCTTCATGATGCGAATATAAGCCGCTACGGTGGCCTGCCGGGAATGTCAGATCCGGGTAGGGCAGAGGCCATTATCGGGAGAGTTCAGGCCAGAGTTGCCTACGAAGAGATCAGCGACCTTTTCGAAGTCTCCGCCACCTACCTGGTGGCTACAGCGAGAGGGCATATATTCAATGATGCCAATAAGCGTACCGCGCTAAACAGTGCGCTGTTATTTCTACGCCGTAACGGGGTGCAGGTATTTGATACACCTGAACTGGCAGACCTTACCGTAGGGGCTGCGACCGGAGAGATATCTGTATCTTCTGTCGCCGACACGTTACGTAGATTGTATGGTTCCGCGGAGTAGATTAATGGCACGTAAATACAACAAATTGTCCCGTGAAGCGTTAAAGATGCTTCTTGATGGCGTGAGTCGCCGCGAGGTAAAGCAATACCTGGTTGGTAAGCAAATTGGTGCCAGGACCGCTATTGCTGTGTTATGCCGTCAGGAAATGGTTGTGCTTAAACAGAGAATGCCGGGCAGCAGATAAAGCCCAATCAGTGATGAAAGGTGTGATGTGAAAGCCGTAATTACTCCCTTTGTACAAAAAGAGCTTGGCGTCGCCACATTCAAAGTGGATCAGGAAGTCAGAAAGCTGGTGGAGGCTGGCCGTAAATTTATTATGGAGCCGGTGCCGCGTGAGTTAATCGAGCACATGGACGACGGCCTCGTTGTTTCCGAGCAAACTATGGCAACAAATGAGGCGTTGCAGCCGTTTTTTAACAGCGATGAACTGTTTCGCCGTATTGGTGGAATTGACGCGCTGGTGGCGTGGTTGCGCAGGAAAGAGGGGCAATGCCAGGCCGCAGATCGTAGCTGGTGTGACAACCATATTGTCCACGCAGAACGAGACAATAGCGCGGTGTTGTTGTGCTGGCATCACGATAACCATTACCGGATGCGTGGTTTTAATGAGCTGAAAGAAACGCTGCATAATAATCGCGTTAACTGGATACTGGATGTCGCCCGTCAGGAAATGGGGCTTTCAGATGGCCATGATTTAAGTATTCAGGAACTGTGCTGGTGGGCTTTCATGCGCAACATGATGCACCTGATGCCGGAAGAAGTTTGCCGTATATCAATAAATAAGATGAAAGCCGCAACGCAGGATAGCGGACCTCTGAAAGAGGCGGATATTCGCCCGTATGACGATCGCGCTACAGCATATGTTCAGATGATGGAAGAACGCGCCGCGCCGATGCGTGCAAAAGTATGCCCTGTGGATGTTGACTCCGACCCTGGCATGGCGCATTTCAAAATACCAAAACTGCAATCGCTAAAATTACCTGAGTACATGGACTTTGTTGCTTCCCGTCCATGCTGTGGGTGTGGAGCTGCGGGAGCTGGCGCTCACATTACGCCTTATATCGTTCGTCATAGTCGATTATGCGCGCATGACATTTACGCAATTCCTCTGTGCCAGTCATGCCAGCGTGATATTGAGCGTGACCGCGATAATTGGGAGAAGACGCACGGTAGGCTGGCGATGCATCAACGATTGTTCTTTGATTACGCGCTTGGAGTCGGCGCTATCACAAGTCACTCGTCGAGCGTTAGATAAAATTGCTCTAATGTATTGCTATTTCTTTAATCGAGGGTATTATATTCCACGTTGATTAGTTGACATGGGCTAATCAGTAGGTGACAGGATGTTACTTAACTGGCAGGGACGCCACTTCATGGAAATAAATCACTCACGAATAACATCGTACGAGATTGCGGATTACATGATCCGCACTAAATCTCTTCTATCAGCGAAAGAACTCGCAGCAATTCTTGAAAAGGAATACCCGCATCTGGATGTCGATAAGCGCGATGTTTATCTGCGCTTAAAGGCTATCGCTGTGTCTAAGTATTCGTCTGTTTTGATTGATGACAGTACACGCCCACGTAGATTTCAGATCCACTCTCTGAATCCTGAATTCTTTCGCCGTAGCCGCGCTCCGCGCCGGTTTGATGAAAAACTCCAGAACGAACTCTATATGACGCAGGACGAAAAGGAACGCCGGGAGCACCAGCCTTGGGTAATGGCGCGTCAACTTTTCAATAAGGTGGCCCGTCAGCACCGTCATTACGGTAATGCCACATCCGCACGTATCTGATTGATTGCTTGCCCGTTCCGGGCCTTTTGACATGTGACTTTCGTTACCCTCGCGTCAAAAAGAGTTTTTACGAAAGGAAGCATAAGTGACCTGGGACGATCACAAGAAGAATTTTGCTCGCCTGGCGCGAGATGGTGGTTACACCATCGCACAGTATGCCGCCGAGTTTAATCTTAACCCTAATACTGCACGTCGTTATCTCCGTGCCTTCAAAGAAGACACCAGGACAGCGGACAGCCGCAAGCCAAATAAGCCAGTCAGGAAGCCACTAAAAAGCATGATCATTGATCACTCTAATGATCAACATGCAGGTGATCACATTGCGGCTGAAATAACGGAAAAACAAAGGGTTAATGCCGTTGTCAGTGCCGCAGTCGAGAATGCGAAGCGCCAAAATAAGCGCATAAATGATCGTTCTGATGATCATGACGTGATCACCCGCGCCCACCGGACCTTACGTGATCGCCTGGAACGCGACACCCTGGATGATGATGGTGAACGCTTTGAATTCGAAGCTGGCGATTACCTGATAGATAACGTTGAAGCGCGGAAGGCCGCGCGCGCTATGTTGCGTCGGTCCGGGGCCGATGTTCTGGAAACCACTCTTCTGGAAAAGTCTCTTTCTCATCTCCTTATGCTGGAGAACGCCAGGGATACGTGTATTCGTCTGGTGCAGGAAATGCGCGATCAGCAAAAAGACGATGATGAAGGGACTCCGCCTGAATATCGTATCGCGAGCATGCTAAACAGCTGTTCCGCGCAGATAAGCAGCCTGATCAACACCATTTACAGCATCCGGAATAACTATCGAAAAGAAAGCCGGGAGGCGGAAAAGCACGCTTTATCTATGGGGCAAGCTGGCATTGTTAAGCTGGCATACGAACGAAAGCGTGAAAATAACTGGTCAGTGCTGGAAGCAGCTGAATTCATCGAGGCGCATGGCGGAAAAGTGCCGCCCCTGATGCTGGAGCAAATCAAAGCCGATCTGCGTGCTCCTAAGACCAATACCGATGATGAGGAAAGGCAAACAGCCGTCGGTGGCCCTTCTCTTGAAGATCTGGACAAAGTTGCGCGAGAACGGGCCGCCAACCGCCGCGCCGATGCCGCATTGTGGATTGAGCAGCGTAGGGAAGAAATCGCCGATATCGTTGATACAGGCGGTTATGGAGATGTTGATACTGAAGGTGTACCAAACGACCCATGGCTGGAACAAGACCTGGACGAAGACGAGGAGGAAGACGAAGAAGTTACCCGCAAGCTATACGGGGATGATGATTAATGGCCAGAAGTTGCGTAACGGATCCACGTTGGCGCGAGCTGGTGGCGCTATATCGTTATGACTGGATTGCTGCCGCTGATGTTTTGTTCGGCAAAACACCTACCTGGCAGCAGGATCTGATTATTGAGTCTGTGCAGGAACAGGGTAGCAAGACATCTGTTTCGTCTGGTCACGGTACCGGGAAATCAGACATGACTTCTATCATGATCATGTTGTTCATAATCATGTATCCCGGTGCCCGCGCCATTATCGTTGCGAACAAAATTCAGCAGGTAATGACCGGTATATTCAAGTACATCAAGATAAACTGGGCTACTGCCACCAGCCGTTTTCCATGGCTTGCTGATTATTTTGTTCTGACAGAAACCGCTTTCTATGAGGTTACTGGTAAAGGTGTATGGACTGTAGTACCGAAGGGCTTTCGTCTGGGAAGTGAAGAAGCTCTCGCCGGTGAACACGCAGATCATCTTCTGTATATTATCGATGAAGCCTCCGGTGTCAGTGATAGAGCTTTCGGTATCATCACTGGTGCTCTTACCGGACAGGATAACCGCATCTTATTACTGTCACAGCCTACACGCCCAAGCGGCTATTTCTACGATACTCACCATAAACTGGCCAAGCGTCCTGGTAACCCTGATGGCGTTTATACGGCGATCACGCTTAACAGTGAGGAATCACCGCTGGTAACGCCAGCATTTATCAAAATGAAGCTGGCGGAGTACGGCGGGCGTGATAACCCTATGTACATGATTAAGGTACGCGGACTATTCCCTAAATCACAGGATGGCTTCCTTCTTGGACGTGATGAGGTTGAACGTGCGACGCGGCGGAAAGTCAAGATTGCCAAAGGATGGGGCTGGCTTGCATGTGTGGACGTTGCTGGTGGTACGGGACGGGATAAGTCCGTTATCAATATCATGATGGTGTCCGGCCAGAGAAATAAACGCCGTGTAATCAACTATCGAATGCTGGAATACACAGACGTTACAGAAACGCAGCTTGCCGCCAAAATTTTCGCAGAATGTAATCCTGAGCGATTCCCAAATATCACCATAGCGATAGACGGCGATGGGCTGGGTAAAGCAACGGCGGATCTGATGTACGAGTATTATGGTATTACCGTACAGCGTATACGCTGGGGTAAAAAGATGCATAGCCGTGAAGATAAGAGCCTGTACTTTGATAAACGTGCTTATGCCAACGTTCAAGCCGCAGAGGCCGTAAAATCTGGTCGTATGAGACTGGATAAGGGTAATGAAACTATTGAGGAAGCGTCGAAAATCCCTGTAGGGATTAACTCCGCAGGTCAATGGAAGGTGATGAGTAAGGAGGATATGAAGAAAAAACTCAACCTGCACTCACCAGACCATTGGGATACATATTGTTTCGCTATGCTGGCGGATTATGTTCCCCAGGATGAAGTGCTTAGCGTCGAAGACGAAGCGCAGGTTGATGAAGCTCTGGCATGGCTTAATGAATAACTCATTGACCATGCCGGATGGAAACTATTGCGCGCTTTCGGGGTTGTCGTTTACTGGCTGCCCTTTCTTAGTTTTACGGCTGCGCGTAACTGATGCGGCTGATTTGACCTTTTTCTCTTCGCGAGTGATGGCAATTTGTTTTTTTACATTTTCAATATCTGCCAGGCGATATATTTTTGCCTGCGGCCAGCGGTCGCAGATGATCGGTTCTATAGAGTCATAAAGGCTAAATTTTGCTTTCTCGAATTCACCGTTGATGATAATTCCATCACGGAGAGTTTCATCGCAGATAAACACACCACATAGCGGCACATGGTAACTAACTGATTTACCATCATTGTAGTTAGGGCTACTAGAAATGTAATGGACGCGCAGCATTGTTTCGCTAAAGCCGTGTACGCGCATACGGAATTTTTCATCCTCCGGGTACTGCTTCATTAGCTCTTTTGTTGCTTCCAGGTTCTCTATGTATTTCGCACTGTGCTCATTGATCCCTGCGCTTTTCTGGATGCGAATGTCCTTATCAATCAGATGAATAATGCGGCCAGCGGTCATGTTGACGCTGTTCACAGCTTCTGTCTGATAAGTCGTAACCTTACGCACACCGCGAAGGATGTTAGGCACTGGATATAAAATAGTCTTTGGGATATTGAGGTCTGGGTACTGTTCCAGTTCCCGCGCCATTAAAGTCCATTTATCAATTTCAGCCTGAATGCTGTCAGTTTCTTTGAACGGCAGAACGACAACCGGGCGTACAGGACGACCGTCGCTGGCGGCATCAACGTGTTGGGCGCGTGCAACAGCTTTTTTTAGAAAGAGATCCCTGAAGCTGACGAACTCCTGGTACAGTTGTTCGCCGTAGACATAATTTATCATTGATCCTCCTCCAGAATTGACATGGCCAACAACTCACAGCGGATTACACTGGGAGTTGTTGGCCACCATTATAGAAGGATCCAACGAAAATAATAGATTTATTAGTGCATTTATTGTGAGTCTGGCTGGTTAGTGGCCATGAGATATTCGATTGTGTCAGTGAGATCATCCAGGTCGTCTTGGGTGATGCGGTACTCCTGATTGGATATCTTTGAGTAGTGTTCAGCAATGGCGCGGGCAGCGTCGGTTTCGGCGGGGTCTACAGATAAAGCGTTAGAGCAATGTCTAACGTCGTCGATGGTTGGTGGAATGAAAGCCATAATTATGCCTCACTGTATTGACAACACAGAGCCTGAAGCTCTGACCTACTGTTTCACCCATGATCCATGCTGGGGTAATCTAACAACATTGCGCTGTGTGTAAGATGAGCAATGCATAGCTGTAATGCCGTTGTATAAGGTTTCCCTGTTTGCTCATTTCCTTCTGAGCCGCTCTACAACGCTGAAGACACATTAAATAGTGAATCCAAAGTCGTATTACGAAACGGCGGCAAAACTATAATTTATTAGAGCAATTGTCAAACAACTATGAAAAACAATCCAGTTTTTGGCTGGTGGAGTGGGATTTTTCTCTCAAGATTTATTGCTCTAATAATTCTTGATTTTTATGCGCAGCTGGACGTAAACTCCTCTTCAGACCTAATAACTTCGTATAGCATACATTATACGAAGTTATCTTAAGAGTTATTGAACATGATTAATTTACCTGTAAATCCATACAGTTCAATACCTTATCAGGTCAAATAGTGATCACTTGATCATTTGATCAAGGTTGCGCTACGTAAAATCTGCGAAATGTTGGCAGTGTTAGTGCTCCAGATTTCGCGTAGCGCACTTAGCACCACCAATCAATCAGAGGTGAAAAATGGGATATTCAGCTGCTAAAGTGTCCACTCATCTTGAGCTTGAGAAAAACCGTGGTTACTGGCGGGCAAAATGGTTTGAGCGTGATAGTTACCAACTGTCATTATCTCGCGGTGAAGAGAAAATAGAACGCACGCGCGGTCGCTGGCGTTTCTATGACGAGAACCATAACCAGGTAAAGGCAGAGCCAATCCTGTACACTCTGCTGAAAACAATAATTTAACTTGATCATGAGGTGATGAATGTTTAATGGCCTGACAGATGCCAAGGTAAACGCCTTACTGAACGACGCAAAACAAAAAGCTGCTAACCCTGGAACGAATGAAAATGAACGTGCTATGGCTGTTGCAATTTGGGAGTTAGCAGAAGAAGTAAAGCGAAACCGCTTACTATACACTCGGGTTTACCAGCAATTTGATGGTGCGAGCTGGATAGATATCGAAGAGGCTGAATATGCAACATGCAAAAAAGAAAAAAAGATTGTTCGGATTTTGCATAAAGCAGCAACCCCAATCACTGTAGAAATCCCCGATCACAGATATTTCGAGAACGATGATCTACCAGGGGATGTGATTCGAATTATTGATGAGATACTTCATGAACAAGGCTTAACTGTTAAAATCACGCATAATAAATGACTAATTCGTTAACCGTTCACCAAAATTTGCCTGCATTGCCGGTCGATGCAACGAGTGATGAGGTTCGCAAGAACCTGATGGACATGTTCAGGGATCGCCAGGCGTTTTCTGATCATACCTGGAAAATGCTTCTGTCCGTTTGCCGGTCGTGGGCGGCATGGTGCAAGTTGAATAACCGGAAATGGTTTCCCGCAGAACCTGAAGATGTTCGCGATTACCTTCTATATCTTCAGGCGCGTGGTCTGGCAGTAAAAACTATCCAGCAACATTTGGGCCAGCTAAACATGCTTCATCGTCGGTCCGGGCTGCCACGACCAAGTGACAGCAATGCTGTTTCACTGGTCATGCGACGGATCCGAAAAGAAAACGTTGATGCCGGTGAGCGTGCAAAACAGGCGCTGGCGTTCGAACGCACTGATTTCGACCAGGTTCGTTCACTCATGGAAAATAGCGATCGCTGCCAGGATATACGTAATCTGGCATTTCTGGGGATTGCTTATAACACCCTGTTACGTATAGCCGAAATTTCTAGGATCAGGGTTAAAGATATCTCACGTACTGACGGTGGGAGAATGTTAATCCATATTGGCAGAACGAAAACGCTGGTTAGCACCGCTGGTGTAGAGAAGGCACTTAGCCTGGGGGTAACTAAACTGGTTGAGCGATGGATTTCTGTCTCTGGTGTAGCTGATGATCCGAATAACTACCTGTTTTGCCGCGTCAGAAAAAATGGTGTTGCCGCGCCATCATCCACCAGCCAGCTATCAACTCGCGCCCTGGAAGGGATTTTTGAAGCAACTCACCGATTGATTTACGGGGCAAAAGATGACTCTGGTCAGCGATACCTGGCCTGGTCTGGACATAGTGCCCGTGTCGGTGCCGCGCGAGATATGGCCCGCGCCGGAGTTTCAATACCGGAGATCATGCAAGCTGGTGGCTGGACCAACGTAAATATTGTCATGAACTACATTCGTAACCTGGATAGTGAAACGGGGGCAATGGTGCGCCTGCTGGAAGATGGCGATTAGCCGTTCATTTTTACTTGATTGCTCTAATTATTTGATATTTATGGTGACACATGCGGAAGGATTTCAAAATAGACGGAAAATATGTGGTGCTGTCTGTAAGCTCTCAAATTCAGTCACCATCTGTCATTGTCACCGTAAAATTGAGCGATAGGATGCCTGATATCGACTCGATATCTGTTGCGTTCCCCGTTAAAAGCATGCGGAGTGCTGAACATTTTGTGATGAATGCAACGGAGGAGGAAGCGCGGCGAGGGCTTACTAGAGTGATGGCGGAATTTGGCGAACTCCTGGGTAAGGTAAACAATGCCCTTTCAATCAGTTCAGCAAGATCCAAAGCGTTAACAGCTTCCATGATGAAATAAAAAAGCCTGGCAAGGAGCCAGGCTGCACAAAAGAGCGGGTTTGTATTCCGCATCCAATCAATCAAGAAAGAGTATAGCACACAGGTACTGAAGTGAAAAAATGTGATTCTCGATTAACAAAATATCTACCATTGCTCTAATTGATTGCTATAATTGAGCCGCAGTTTTTGTCAACTACGAAGACGTTGCCATTACTTAACTCCTTGACATCATTGGCGGCCATTAGGCCGCCTTTTTTTTGCCATATGAAAACAATCGAACAAAAACTTGAACAGCGCCGCGAGTGGCAGAAGGCAGCCAGAGAACGAGCGATCGCTCGGCAACGGGAAAAGTTGGCTGACCCCGCCTGGAGAGAATCGCAATATCAGAAAATGCGGGATTCTATCGACCGCCGTATCGCTAAACAGAAAGAGCGCCCACCAGCCAGCAAAACGCGGAAAAGCGCGGTAAAAATAAAATCTCGTGGCTTGAAGGGGAGAACACCAACGGCGGAGGAACGGCGCATCGCCAATGCTCTTGGCGCTCTCCCCTGCATTGCCTGCTATATGCATGGAGTAATATCTAATGAGGTGTCTCTGCACCATATCGCCGGTCGTACCGCGCCGGGTTGTCATAAAAAGCAATTGCCACTTTGTAGATGGCACCACCAGCATGCAGCTCCGGCTGAAGTAAGAGAAAAATACCCATGGCTGGTCCCTGTTCATGCCGATGGTGTGGTTGGAGGCAAGAAAGAATTCACCTTGCTGAACAAGTCAGAGATGGAGTTACTGGCTGATGCCTATGAGATGGCAAACATCATGCACTAATAAATATATTATTTTTAATGATAAATGATTGACAACTGACAAGTGACTTCAGTCAGAATCATCACACGCCCGGTACGGATGGATCCCTTTTCAAATATTCCATGGACGGCACAGTCTGAGTACCGGGCGCTACCTTCAGTTGTATTGCTAAGCCGCCGCTGGTGGCTTTTCTTTTTTGTAGGGGCGCTATGGATAAGAAAATATGCGTTGTTTCAATGAGCGTCGGCAAACCGGCGTCAATGACTGCTGCATGGATCAACAATGAGCTGATCATGGCTGAGCGGACCAGCTACCCTGAACGCCGCCGCGATATGGAACTCCAGCTGCTGCGCGAATTGCGAGAAAAAGAGGAAAAGGGTTTTATCGTGCTGGTGGAAGAGGAAAACAGCTTTATTACCGGTCGAGTTGGCCAGCGTGTAAGGTTGCGTGATCCCTTCATGAACGGCAGACCGGTACTGATTGAAGCAATGCAGATTTACAAGGAATTGGAACGCCAGAAAGCGATCAAGTTACCGCGCAAGGAATCCGGCAAATACATCCTTCACCAAAGCATCTTCGATTCCGAACACGATAAAAAAGGCGATGAATTTTTCAACATCAACTGGAGCGAAATAACGACAGAACATGTTCTGACGTTACTATGTTGCTTTGCGACGGAATACAACAACGTTGCCAGCGCCGACTACATCAGGGCAATGGCTGGAGAAGTTGAGGCCCGCCAGGAGCCATCGTTACTAAGCCCTCTGATTAACATAATTCGCGGAACCCAAACGCTGGCACAAAAACGGGTGCCGAAAGGGGAATTAACAGGAAAAGGAAATTATCTATAAACGTCAATGCATTAGGGTATACTTCTCCATAGAACTATAAGTAAATGGAGTAAGTAATGAGCGAATATGTTGAGTTAGCATACGCTGCCGCTACAAGCAGGCTTTGTCTATTTACCGGGACTGGCTTTTCAAAGGCAGTCTCGAACGGCGAAGCACCAACGTGGAAAGAACTATTAAAAAAAGTTTGCAGCAAAGTTCACAACGCCAAACAGTTGGAAGACACGTTATTCCCTGATGATAAACCACCAGCACTGAGTCTTGAAGAAGCCGCACAGATACTATCTTTGAAGCTCAACATTGAAGGCAAGTCGATTTATGATGAAATTGTTGACATCATATCTCCAATACAACTTGGCGAAGATATATCAAATATAAAGGATTTTTTTCAAAAAAGAACATTTCGTGTCATTACAACGAATTATGACAAGTTAGCTGAATACTTAACTGGAGATGAGGAGGTTCAGTCTATTACCCCAGGCTTACCTATTCCTAAATATCCCTCCAAAGTTAAAATATATCATGTCCATGGTTCTATTGACTCTCCACAAAACATGATTGTTACATCAGAAGACTATTTTAGGTTTATAAACTCCGACACTTATTTCTCTCGAAAACTTAGCACGATGCTGCATGAAAATACAGTTGCGATATTAGGCTATTCTTTAAGCGACACGAACCTAAAAGCAATTATAAATGATTACAAAATATTCTCGAAAGGTAACGCTCTGTGCTCTAATATATTTTTCATCTCTCGCAGTGAAGTAAGTCAAGATATGAAGGATTATTATTTTTATTGTTTTGGAATACGAGTAATTGACAACACCGAAATAGACTCTTTCTTTAAGAGATTGAGCATTAACATAATGTTAATTGAAGGCGTCATAGCAAGAGCCAGACAAAGTATAAAAAGAGTTTTATCAGGCACTTTCAACTATAAGGATGAATACCTTAGATTAGAAGATTCATTCTATCAAATAACCTCCTCGATTATATCTGAGGGTTTCGACTGGAATGACGGACAAGTAGTTGATTTTTTCAAGAGAATAATAAAACAAAAAAGAGATTTAACAAGAGAGAGTGGTGCTTGGGAGCAATACGAGCAGCTTGCAAAATGGCTTATATATTTCGGCAGCCTTTTAGAAATTGGTGGAACTAAGTATGAAAATGAATATTTAGACGCCGTTGAATACTCAATGTCCAACATGAGCAAAGAAATGAGATTAGGTTATTCGTGGCATGCTTATAGAGCTTGGGAAACAAGATGGTCCACAATCATTGCTTCAAATCGATTAATAATAAAAAAACGCATCGAAGAAATTGGCGTACTGGAGGATGCTAATTCTATAGTAAAAGATATAGTGTAATTGAAGAGCGGCAAAAATTTAACGGGCAGCTACAACTGCCCGATATATAAATCAATCCGCATTCAGGAGCAATGCGTTATCTATGATGATCTGTTCCCATTCTTCGAATGCCCGGTCGCGGACGCCCTGGGGAACGCTGTTAGTTTTGAAATCGACGACCGTCCGCCATTTCCCGTCCGGACGGTACATGCGCAGAGCTTTACTTCCCCCTTCCCTGCGCACCTCAACGTTATGCTTGTCAGCAAACTCTTGTAATGCTCGTAGCGTCCCATGCTTTACTGTGTAGTATCGCTTTTTCAAGTTTTCTCTCCAGCCTGTGCCAAGGCTTCAACTTCCAAATCGTAAGACTCAAACTCATAGTCCTGGTCGTCAACTTCTTCAGGCACTGGCAGTAAATGCCAGGCTGAGTATATCTGACCATTATCAAAACGCTCCTGGCTGTAGAGCGTCGCGGCTATGAGTGTTAGCGCCGGGCGGTCATAACGGTAAATTTTGCGAACGTCACGGTCTACGAGACGACCGAAATTACCATAACCGCGCTCCAGTAATAATTTTTTAATTTCCGGCCAGTATGGGCCATAGCTGCGGTACAGGCGGGGATTTTTCAGTAATCGCCCACGTAGCCCTGACAGGAAGAAATCAACGTATTCGTCTTCTGTCTTTCCTAACAACGCCGTACGCAGTACCGCCTCAAGATATGTTTTATTCGGTTTTATTGTATCAGATAGTGTGGCCATATTATGCGACGCCCGGCGAACCGGGCGCTCCTGTTATGCGTATTGTTGGATGACGGCCAGAACGTCCGCCACGTTGTGTTTTGTCTCGATAATCCACCAGTTACCCGGGAAATCGCTGTTCTTCGCCTTCGCTGGCAGCCAGCGAGCGCCGAATTTCGCCTTGATTGCGTCTTTCGCACGGAAAAGAACGCCTTTCATGCCTGAGGCTTCCTGAAGCCCAAATACCTCGCCAGCGGCGAATTTTGGTGCGTACATCATCTTCAGGTCGGCGGTGGATACGCGATAATTCAGACCAAGAGACTGAGCTATGCTGGTGGCATCACCCTGTATTGATGATAACTCTTCTTGTTTCTCGTTTCTGGCGGCAATTTCTTCCTCCGTGATGTTGCCAAGGGCCAGGTTTATCCGATCAGCGTCGGCCTGTTTCTCTTCATCGGTGCGCCCGGCAAGAACCGTGTTAATTCTCTGCAATATCTCCACATGATTCTTGCGCATGCTGAGCAATTCCGGCGTAACCTCGTTAAGATCCACCAGCCCAAGGATGGCAAGGTCGGAAAACATTGATACCAGGTTGTAGGTCATGCGATAGCTGAGTTGACCATAGGCTGATGGCAACTTCACCGCATCCATTTGATAGGCATCCATAAATTTAGAGCCGTCGTTTACGACATCCGCAATTGCAGGTGTGATTTTCCCTGTGGTGGCGGCCTCCCTGATTGCTGTTACCCACGATTGAGTCAGTGCGGCGACTGCATGATTCAGATTGGCTTCCCGTTCTGCTGCGATACGCGCGCTTGCTGCGTCCATTGCCTGCTTGATCTCGGCTTTATTGCTGTAAATGCCAATGGTGCCAAACTGTGCTGTGGTGATCTCATAATCTGACGCCCGGAACTCATGGGTACCGAAAATGGCATTGGTGACCTCAAGTTCAGAATCCCCGTTACGAGTAGCCCCCTGGCTTGTTTTCTCCGGCATTCTGGCGATCGCATCCGCTATTTTCTCCTGAATTGCTTCAGGGGATAGCGTATCTCCATATGACGCGATTACATCGCCATAATTGGAGCCAAACAGTTCAGTCAGGAATACTTCTGCCAAACGGACCTGGCGGTTATTCCCTTCAGACATCATACCAAGCACCCATTTTGCAATTGACGACTTCAGCGCGCCGTCACGGCGATCCGGGTAAACCGCATGCTTCAGTGGGTCCGTATAGGTACCAACAAAATCAATGCTATAGCCTGACTCTGTAGTCTGAACGCCGTATGAGTCAGTGATTTTGATCATGCCGCGCTGCTGGAAACGGTAGAAATCGTCACAGGAAATGATGTCGTTAATCCCGGCGATGGAGACGCCACCACTGATTTTCTGCATAACAGCATCTTCATCGGGAGTTACATCAACCTGTTTATCCAGCGTCTTCACATCCCAGTTACCCGATTTGGTACCTTTGAAGGTAAAGATAATCTCCACGTCTGCGCGCTGGCTGTCGAAGTCCAGCGACTTAATGCGAACGATATCACCGGCACAATCGTAGTATTGGCCTACACGCCATGAGCGATCGCCGATAATAAGGAACTCACTCGCATGGTTAACCAGGTCAGGATCAACATCCAGAATGCCTTTATTTATTGCATCCTCCACCAGCGGGCGAAGGCGTTTGATATCCGTCGCGGCCTTCTGAGTACGGTTCAATAATTTCTCATAGCGGGAGATGGCTTGAGAGATATTAGCCTTGCGCTGAATGGCGCTTTTCAACGACGCGCGATACTGTGCTAACAACGTACGGTCTGTGTGATGGACGCTACCCCAGCGGGCTTTCCAGTCTGCGTTATCAGCTGCTTTGGCCATTACCGCCTGTTTGAATTTGGCGACGTCGGCGGTGGTCTTTTCGAGTTCCGCTTTTCTTCGCTCTAATTCAGCGGTAAGCACCTCCACATCCTCACCAGCTGCGTGCTGCGCCTTGATGTAGTTCTGAAGGTCGATAGTAGCCTGTTCTTTCTGGCGAGCGCGTTGCGCGGCTTTCGCCTTATCCATTTGAACCTGCATCATTGCCAGACGTTCGCCATCATCCTTAGCGGTATACATCTGCATTTCGATCATATCGTTGGCGTCGGCGTTCTCCATTTCTGACTTATCTGAACGGAGGATATCGGAGATCCAGCCTGCTTTACGCTTCAGCGTCTTCAGTCGGTATTCATCGAAAGAACCCTTGCCGCAGTAGTAGTGAACGCGAACGCTTGCACGGTTGGAACCAACTCGGGCACCGCGACCGTTACGCTGTGCGATACTGGCTGGTGTCCATGGCAACGTCAGATGATGGATGTCAGTCGTTCCTCGATGCAGGTTGATACCCACCTCTGCCTTTTTGTTGCAGATGATGATCGGAGTCCGGCCCTCCTGGAAGTCGGCAGCAATCTTTTCCAGCCCGCCCAGCGACATTTCATTTTGCTGCGCGATATAGGCGTCATACAGAGCCATTTGCTCGTTGTATTTCGCTATCTGTGCATCTGTTGGTTCATCCGGTAGCTCTTTCGGCGGTTTAACCGCTTTCAGTTTCTTACCGGTTTTACCTGCCTCGGCAACCGTCTGAGCATTCAGTATCCCCACCTTTGAAGGTTCAAGGTTAAGAGCATTGCAGATAATGCGCTTGAGCTTCTGGTGCTGCGTTTTTTCATCGGTGAAGATGATTTGCTTACCTTCCGGGAAAAACTCCTTCAGCGTGGCAATCAGCTTCGCGTATTTGGGCGTAACGGGGTGAGTTACGGTCTGTTCGTCAATGCCAAACCTGGCCAGGCGCTTATTCACTTCCTGCTCGAACGCTTCCGGAACCTGCAACTGAATAAACTCGCCCTTATCTATCAGGGAGTATTGCGATTGCTGCGTGATTGAATCATCACTGTCGTCGTCTTCGCTGGTGGCTTGTTTAGGCAAACTGTCCGCCAGCTGCTGCACCGCATCTGCGTACTCCGGCAGGAAACGATAGGTGATCCGGCGATAGTACAGGTCCATGTCAGTACATACGCGGTCCATATCCCTGATTATTGAGAAGATCGGACGGGCTTTCTCGTGCTCAATCACGCCGTCTTCATTGACCGAGGTCGTTACGCCATTGTTGGCTTTGGCCGCCGCTTCCGCCTGCTGACGCAATTCTTCATACGCCGCCAGTTGTTCTTCAGTAAGTGGTGCATCCTGCTGGTGTTCGTCCAGCTCCGGGATCTCCACGGTATCCTTAACGTCTTCCGCCGTTTTAAGCGTTACCCAGCGATGGAATATACCGCGCAGCGCATCAAGGTTTTCAAAGCCCACCAGCGCCATTTTTTCTTCAACTTCACCGCTGATTTTCTGTACCGTTTCCAGCCTGGTCTTGCCGAAGAATTTAACGAAGTCATCAGGACCGTAGATCCCCATCTTCTGCCAGTATTCCTTCGGCAGAACATGAGAAAGCATGTTGTATGCATCGATCGGGGTGTTAACGACTGGCGTTGCAGTCAGGAGAACCGGCCCGCGCCCGCCATTCTTTTTCATCAGGTACGCGTTTTTGATTGCCATATCCCGCGCCGATTGCGCCACCGCGCTGGTGGGCAGATAGGCCAGTTGTGACGCTTCGCGACCATTTTTATAGCTATTGCGGTAGTTGTGACCTTCGTCGGCGATCACACTATCGAAGCCCATATCCTCAAAGTACGGATACTTCTCTGCTTTTTCGGTACCGGTATCTGAATACTCCGACAATACCCAGCGACGCGCCGCCTCTTTACGATGGGAGTCGGAATCCATTGCGCTGGCTACGCGCCCGGCGGCAACGAAGTCATAAAGCATGTCTTGTGCATGCTCATCTACGGTGTCATCACGTAGCGGAATGCGGGCGTATTGTTCTTTGGTAAACACGACTGCACGGTAATTTGAGTGCGGGATCGCGTTCATCCGCGCCGTGATAGTGGCTTCATCTGCCAGCTTAAGAGCATCGCGCATAACTGGAGTGCCATCAGTACCAAGAACAGGTTTACCGTTCTCATCGAGCACCGGCACCTGGCGAATCTGATCGCCATCCATCAGCACATCAAGACCGACGAACAGGTAGTTACTGAATGCCTCTTCACTCAGGAACTCTTTTGCTTCGTAATACCAGTTTTCCAGCACTGATTTAGGCACTACATAAGCAGTACGGGTGGAGCGACCGTTCTCATAGTTGAACGCCTCAAGCGCCAGCGCGGTCGTGGTTTTACCCAGCCCGGTGCCGAAGCCCAGGATGCCGCGCCCATCTTCGGACAGTCGGCGCACCTCGCTATTCTGGTAATCAAATGGCTGGCGCTTACCGCTTAATCCCTTCAACCCAAGCGGATCGCCAGAGTGTTCATACGGGATATTGCTATTGAACACATCGTTGTATTTGGCAACCAGCTCATCGTAGCGATCGTGCGTCTTGATCCACTTATTGAACTGGTCCTCAAGCAGTGCCATCTGCTCGCGGTAGCCGTTCGCCGTCGCGCTATCTTTGCCACCGATACGCGCACCATTGAGATACTTTTCCAGCTGTGCCGGGAACCCGGTCGCGTTTTCACCTGATTTACGGTCCCACTCGTAGCGGATCTCGCCTGTTTCTTTATCCTTGCGCTGGACGACACCGTATCGGTGCCCGACGAACAGACCATCACCACCGTGATAGGTGTCAGAAACCATTTCGTCGCCTTCCAGCTGCACTGACTGCACATAGCGCAGATCCGGATAGCCGTTTTCCTGCAAAAACTCCAGAATGACGGAGCGGTCGAACCAACGGCTATTGAGCTTAAAGCGGATATTCTCTGCTGGCGTCTTGATGCGCTTCTCTTCGATCGCTGCCAGCTGATTAAGGACGTTGTTCTTTACTGGACCGTCGGGGAGCGTGGCGAGGAATTCCTGTTTTGGAGCCACTATCTCGTTAATGTCGCCGCTGGTGGCGCGGGCGAACGGAACAATCCCGCCATACGGTGAAACCGCAATGCCAGGGGTGCTGGCCAATAAATTAAGCAACTCATCATCACTGGCTGGCAGTTCGCCGGTAAACGCAAGGCGGAAATCATCGAGCTGGATTGGATCGCGAGTGAGATCACTGTAGAGATAACGCAGGGTGTCCTGATAGCTGGTGGAGTCATAACTGGCGCTGGAATCATGCGTAACCAGTTTTCCTGTCAGCTCGTCAGAAATAGTGCCATCCAGCTTAATTGCACCACGGAAAGCAAACCAGGCGCGCGCACCGCTCCCCGATAATTTCGCTATCGGACCGCGACCGGGGTTACCAAAACGGTCAATCTCTGCCTGCAAACGGGATACCAGAGAAAGGCGCTGCTGTTCGATTTGTTCAGCACTATGCCCGGCGGCCTTCATGTCCTGATATTCAATTAACATCCGGCCAATCATCGCCCCGCGATACAAGCGTTCACGGTATTTTTCAGGCTGGCTGTTAATCCAGTCCACCAGCTGCACCATATCGTCGCTGATTGATGTGGTGTACTTATCGCGGACATTTGCCATCTGGGTAAATGTCATGCCGAGACGGCCTTCTGTTGTAGTCAGGTTACGCTGAAGAGCCTCCCAGCTATCCGCGCCATAACTGGCAGCATCGATCTTAAGTTCCTTCCCGGCATCAGCTTCAATCCAGCGACCACCAGCATATTTTTGCCATACACCATTAATCAGGCGCATTTCCCCTTCACCAACAACGTCTGCGGTCGGTGACGGTTCAGCCATATCGAGCAAAGACCAGTCGATACGGCTTTCGAAACGATGAATCAGCTTCGCTTTAAGAGCCTGGTTATCAATCTGACCGTCGGCACGAACCTCAATACGCCCCCGGAAGCCCTTTTCTTGGGTGCCATGAACAAACCGGCGGCCATCCTTTTCAAACCACTTGCCAGAAATAAACGTTGGCCAAAGCACATTTGCTGATTCAAGAGTGCTTTCATCCACCAGGGGGATTTTCTCAGCCATCTCTGCCGGATGTTTGCGCATCAGCACCACATCTACGACCGTACTGGTCCCGTTTGCGTCAAAAGTACCGGTAGGCAAGCGGTGGGCACCAAGAAATTCTGCTTTCCGTGATAGGCGCAGGCGTAACCGCTTCATGTTTGAACCTGAAACAATGGACGGCGGCACAATCACGCACATGAATCCGCCTGGCTTTATCTTGTCCAGCATGCGGAGCATGAAGTAAGAACCCATGTCCGTTTCTTCTGCGTAAGGCTTATCGATGTTGCGTGTGTTATCACGACCGCCGAACGGAACGTTACCCACAACATGGTCGAATGAATCGTTAGGTGTGCTTATAGCCAGCTGTTAGAACGGGGAAATCTGTACGCTGTCTTCCGGGTGTAACAACTGGTTTATACGACCGGAAACACTGCTGATCTCAGTCGCAGTCATCACCGTACCAACCGGTTTTGTCTCATTAAAAACGCCGGTGCCCGCCGATGGTTCCAGAGTGTTACCTACGTCCGCGCCGTAGAGCTTCATGATCTCCCAGACACCTTCAGCGATCGGCTTTGGTGTGTAATATTCGGAGACGGACCCGCCAATGCCGCCTTCACCGGTGTACCCAGCCAGGATCTGGCGCTGTTCATCTGTCAGTGTCGCGCCGTCCACCAGTGAATTAAGCAAATCTATCGCCTTCTGATTCGCCTCCCGGCGCAGTCGGTCATAGCTTTTGCCTTCCACCTTTTCCACGCCGTATTTAATCGGCGCTCGGTGAGATGTTATTGCCCTAATGTATTTCAATATTTCGCTGACACTTGAACAGCGAAACACCCCCATAGATAGCTTGTTCATTGGCAATCCTTAACAAGTGACTAGTGTTAAATTCCGTTCAAACACGATGCGAATTATTCTAATTAAGGTGCAATCTTGGCAGACAATAAAATCACGCTATCCTCGGTCAGGAAGGCGCTGGCGGGGGTTTTTAAAGACAACGGAGAACGGGACAACATCCTCCTGTCCGCGCTGGCTGTGCACGGCGGAAGTGGGTATTTGTTTTCTCGCGCAGGGGCACCGGTACAACTGTCCGGCTTCTTAGGCGGCAAACCGGGCGATAGTGGCATGGCTGGCGATGGGCTGGTGGACGGAAGTCGCTTTATCTTTGATGAAGTTCAACTGCCGGAAGACCGCTTGCAACGCTATCCGCTACTCGAAGAGATGGCGGTTTACAGCACGATCGCCACCGCGCTGAACATCCATATTACGCACGCGCTCTCTTTCGATAAGAAGACCGGACAAACCTTCTCTATCGTGCCGGTACACAACGGAAACGATAGTGACTATGACGCCGCGCAGGGGTTGTGTGACGAGCTGATGAACGACATCGGGCGAACCATCAACAAAGAGGTCGCCGGGTGGGCATTTATCATGTCTGTATTTGGGGTGGCTTATGTCAGGCCATACGCCAAAGAAGGCATAGGGATCACGTCTTTTGAGTGCTCCTATTACACCCTTCCGAGCTTCATCAAGGAGTTCGAGGTCAGCGGTAACCTGGCGGGATTTAGCGGCGATTATCTGAAGGACGCGTCAGGGAAAATGGTTTTCGCCGATCCGTGGACCATTATCCCTATGAAAATCCCCTACTGGCGGCCTAAGTCAAACCTTATGCCTGTGCACACTGGCCATAAGGCTTACAGCCTGCTGGATAATCCGGAAGAGCGCACGCCGATTGAAACCCAGAATTACGGGACCAGCTTGCTCGAATACGCCTACGAGCCGTACATGAACCTGCGTTCGGCGATCCGCTCGCTGAAGGCAACGCGTTTTAATGCGTCGAAAATTGACCGAATCATCGGTCTGGCGATGAATAGTCTGGATCCGGTAAAAGCAGCCGATTATTCACGCACCATTACTCAGACGCTTAAACGAGCAGCTGACCTGATGGAAAAGCGCGCACGCGGCGCGAATAACATGCCTACGGTCACCAATACCCTGCTGCCTATTATGGGCGACGGCAAGGGGCAGATGACCATTGATACTCAGACCATCCAGGCAGACATCAACGGCATTGAAGACATTCTCACTTATATGCGCCAGCTGGCGGCAGCACTTGGCCTCGATTACACCCTCCTGGGGTGGGCAGATCAAATGTCCGGCGGGCTTGGTGAAGGTGGATTCCTGCGCACGGCGATTCAGGCCGCCATGCGCGCCTCATGGATCCAGCAGGGCGTAGAAGAGTTCATTCAGCGGGCTATCGATATTCATCTTGCTTTCAAGTACGGCAAGGTATACCCGGAAGGTGATCGCCCGTACAAAATCGAATTCCACTCCGTTAATACCGCTCTGCAACAAGAGCACAACGATAACCGCGACTCGCAGGCGAACTACGCCACCATCGTTACGCAAATCCTCGATGCCGTCAGCAATAACAGCGTCCTCGCTAATTCCGATGCATTCAAACGTTACCTGTTCAGCGATGTGCTGGAGATTGACGAAAAAATCTCTGAAGCACTGGTGAACGAACTGAAAGCTAAAAGCGAGGACGACGATCACCTGATGGATTCCATCATCAAAACACCGCCACAGGAACTGGCGCAAATCCTTGAATCGGTCTTTAAAGAGGGAAACGATAATGACTGATGTTTTGAAAACGGTCACTGACCGCTTTTGTCTCTATAGCAATGCTCGAAAAGGTCGCCAGAACGGGCGACAGTATGTATTAAGCGCGGTAAAGACCATGCTTGAAAGCAAGGAAACTCAGGAAGGTTTACGCCTTGGTGAGCTTTTCGGCTATTACGGTCACGGTCGCCGACAGCTGACCGGCAAACTGGAAGTACCAGAAACCAGCGTGATCATGGTGGAAGGTCGCCCGGTCGTAATCGACAATGTTCCAGCGTGCCGAACAGTGGCTATATCTGTTGACGACAACGGCATCGTTACCCATACACAGGAAATTCTTAACACAGAGCCGGGTAAAATTGTCGCCGCGATGATCGAAAGCCGAGCTGGTGGCTGGAGCTGGGCCACTGGCGGGCGTGAGTCCGGGAAAATCGCTGTAACCACCAGCTTCCATGGTGTGGATTATGTGACAACGCCGAACTATATCAGTCTGGATCATCCTGCCAGCGCCGGAATGTTTGAAAGCGCGGATTCTAAATCTCTACTGGCAGAGTCCCTGGCGGCGCATGGATACTCTGACGAGTCAGTGCAGGCCGTTATATCCCATTACAGTAAAATGGCTGAACTGGAAATGATGGTGGAGGCGACAGAGCGTACGGCTGAACTGGAAACCGCACTACTCGAAAGCCAGGGTCGCCACCTTGAAGCAATGGCCAAGATCGCAGATGCTGAAGCGCGAATCGCTTTGCTGGAGAAAACAGCGGGTATCCGCGACGATGTGCTGGCAGCGATGCAAGACGAACTGGATAACCTCCCGATTTTCGTCTCCGCCGCCCAAAAAGACGCATTCCGCCTCAAAGAACCTGGTGATGCAAAAATCGTGGCCACGCTTTTCGAATCTCTGATCAAAGTTGGCGCACGCAACTTGCCTGTCACCAAGAAAATTAAGGAGGTTCCGCAAGCGGCTAACGTCCAGGCACCGCGTGAGACAAGCATCATCACGTTTAATAATTCAATCAACCCGTTTAAATAACCATCAAAAATAACCCCGGCGGCTGCCGGGGTTATCGTTAACTATTATCGCCTTCGTCTGCGTGCCATATATTTGCGCACCGCGCGACGTGGGCAATCTGAAGCGGTTTCTTTCTGCTGCATCAATCTTGCAGCCATGCTCAAAAATGTCAGGCACAGCCGAAGCCCGGCATATAATAGCGGTTCCAGTGGCCACGTCTCATTGAGCACATATACCGCCATGAAAATCGAGTCGAAAACTATCGCCGCCAGCGATAACTTCATTGTCGAAAGTCGGCGGAGCTGCCGGAGTTTATTCATTGATCAGCCCCGTCAGGCAAAGCTGGCGTTCTTTTTCACGGCGAATCTTTAAACCTCGCAGGGGCACGCCGTTACTGTTCACAAAATCAGGGAGATGGTTACACATATTCACCCATTCCCCTTTCTGCGCCCACTTGTGGATGGACGTTTCGACTCGCATGCCTCGCGCTTTGCTGTAGTAGGTCCGTAAGCTATTGCATCCCATATTGAATGCCGCGCTTGTCATTGCACTGAAGGCATTATCGGGCATGTCTTTGCCCCGAAAGTGCTGATTAATACAGCGTTCAGCGATCAGGATATTCTTTTCCCAATCAGCGGCGATTTGCTGGTCGGTTTTTCGCACACCCGGCGTTACCCCGTGTGTATTACCGATCCCGTCAGTCCATACCCCCGCCGGGCACATGTATGGATCACGTCGGCAACCTTCAGCGTTACCAATCAGCTCAAGCCCCGCCTGGTTGGTTCGCACATTGCCATTACCCATCACGATGGTAATCATCACCGCGATAGCGCAAATTGCACCGCCTCCTGCGGCTGTTTTTCCCTTCATAAAGACCTCATAAGCGAATTTTTTACGCTCCAGGACAAACACCCATTCACAGCCAATACCGACTGACTCGATCCCTTTAGAAGGCACAGGATAATGCAAATCACTTGTTAGCTACGTTTCAAAGATATACATTGTTGCTCTAATTATTTTATTTTATTAGGTAAGATAAGTGGCACAACGCGGTGTAAACAAAGTCATCCTGATTGGCACCCTGGGGCAAGACCCGGAGATCAGGTATATACCAAATGGCGGCGCGGTCGGAAGACTCAGCATCGCAACGAATGAATCATGGCGCGACAAGCAAACGGGCCAACAGAAAGAGCAAACAGAATGGCATAAAGTCGTTTTGTTCGGAAAACTTGCTGAAATTGCGAGTGAGTATTTACGAAAAGGTTCTCAGGTCTACATCGAAGGGAAACTTAAAACCCGTAAGTGGACAGATGACGCCGGTGTAGAACGTTACACGACGGAAATTATCGTCAGCCAGGGCGGCACCATGCAAATGATCGGCGCTCGTCGCGACGATTCACAGTCCACAAATGGCTGGGGGCAATCAAACCAACCTCAAAACCACCAGCAATACAGTGGTGGCGGTAAACCTCAGAGCAACGCTAATAACGAACCTCCAATGGACTTTGACGACGATATTCCGTTTTGAATGTGTAAAAAACGACTGAAAAAAAAGCGGTGGTCCAGACGCCGACAAAAGCACGAACTCGCTCAAAAACGCCAAAGTTGGCAATGGCACGCGCTTTTAACGAATAGAACACCCCGAGATATTGCTTTCGCTGGTGGGAAAACATTCCTAACCAACCTGAAGGCGCAATACATCAGTTTTTAAGCAGAGAAAAGACTATGACAGCACAAAATACTAAAACCATTCAATACCGCCTACGTAATGGCCAGAGTGTCGAAGTGACCGTCAATAATGATGGAGTGCCAGGCGAAAAGGTTTCTATCTCTGATCTGGCTATCGAAAAAACCATCATGTGCCACCTTGGCTTTACTGAAGAAGTGAGCAAAAAGCATGGTGTAGCAATCTGGAGCGCAATGGATACTGGTATGCGCAGATTCATTACTGCTCGTACCCCAGGGATGACCATGATGGACCTCATGCAGATTGCGCCGCTGTTTGAGTGTGAACCTTTGGATGTATTCAGCAATCCAGCTATCTGCCAGCAGTTATATGGTGAGATGAAACTCGCGGTTACCCCCATTGTGCTGCATGAAGGATCGCTTGCTGGCGTATGGAAAGTAGAGCGAATTTCAAGCTACATGCCTTTCCATGTCAACGGCGTAATCACTGGTGAAAATCAACCTGTTTCCGTTATAAAGTCAGACCTCAAGCGCGCAATTCTTGAAGCAAGTTGTCGAGTTGTCGGCCTGGGCAAACAGTCTTATGTTTCCTTCCCGGCTGGCCCTGAAGGCCCGGCAGAAATTCTGATTATGGATGCCGATCTGCTCTGGCAAATACAGTTTCTGATTGGCAAAAGCATCATCCGCGATGAAGAACTAGATCAGTACATTACCTGCACGATGACGGATGAAGTCAAAAGTGTGGCTATAGCCAATGCCCGGAACCTATGTCGTGCTGCATTAACAGAACTGCAAGAAAACACCACGGGAGAAGTGGAAAGTGATTAAAAAGAACCCGCCAATTGGCGGGTTCTTT